GGCTCTATATGGAGAGGAGATTTGCCGATACAGTCATGTGCTCCCACGCCTGCCGGAGTCCATCCGATAGGAATTCCGAGACGTCTTGAGTTCTCGATTCTTTCCGGATCAAGCTCCATGGTGCAGTCGTGCCACACCCATAGACACTCGATTCGATGATCGTGTGTACTATCACCACAGGTCCAGGAGTAAGCAACTCGTTCTCCCAACATCTCAACTTCGGCTTCTCTATCAAGAAATGCCCAATGTATCACGGTCATATAGTGCCCCATTCTCCATCAGCATTCTCCCACGTCTGGTTGTAGTCCCATGAGAACCAAGAACCCGGTGTGATAAATCGGTCAATAGTCAGTGTCGGATATGCGCGCTCACCAGTTGTGTCGGAGACAAAGATCTGTTCCATGACACGCATCTGATTGGTGACTCCATCCGAGTTTCGCATCTCAACAAGATCACCTAGCTGGTAGGCAATCTCATAAGGATACGGACTATTCATGGGGAGTTCGCCATCGAATGCAGACAAGGCACGGTTCTTAGCCAGCTCGTCCATGCCTCTTTGCTGAAGCAACGGGAGAATATAAGCATTCTCCGTAGTGTTATAGGCTACTGAAGCATCCTTAGCCGCAGTAATATCAGTACGTTGAGTGCTAGTTAGTGCTGCCGAAGCAATAAAACTAACAATCTGAGCTACTTCTAAGGTGGTCAAACGCTCTTTGGAAGATAGTTTGTTAAGAGCTGTTTTAGCCAATTCATCATTTATCGCAAGATTAGAAGCCGCTCTGATTGCATCTGCCTGAGCCTGAGTCATCGTAATTTCTCGGTCAGGCAGATCGATGTCAGAAGCGTCTACCGTAAGGACCTTCCGATCGAAACCAGAAATCTCAAAAGAGACTCCATCGATCGTTACGACTTGGACACCGACCGGGTGCCAGACGTATGCGACGTTCTTATAGGATGAAATGGATACGATCTCGCTGATGTTTGAGAGGTTGTCCAAATCTGGAGCGAATACAACTGGATCCAGAACATCCTGCAAAGTCGTCCGGTCATTACCTTTATAGATGTCAAAGTAAAGCTCCGAAGTATCAAAGTAGCGAATGAGTCGGAATCCGAGATCATAAACCTCGCAGATCTCTTTGATCGCCTTATAGACGGTACCGAGACCAAGCTCGATCGTGATGATCGTATCTTCCTCGGGAATGTTACCTGGAGGAAATATCACACCAGGCATGAGAAATGGGATCTCATCTTCGGCAAAGCTAACATTAGTACGACAGATCTCGTCAAAGATTTGTCGACAGATATCGCCAGGGGTACCGGTCAAGATCCACTTAGGTAGAGTAGTCAGATCCGCGAAAGAATTACGAGCCGATCGATCCTCGAGTAGAGCTTCGAGAGAACGTCCAGTCAACTTAAGCATCTCACGACCTTCTTCATCCGTAGAGTTCTCCACGAATTCGACAGTCATGATGCGATACGACTCGCTCATAGCCAAGCGAGTTCCGGCGGGGAGAAGTCGACGCATCTCAGGAGTTGAGAAGAGATGCAGCTCGAAATCTCCCCACGCGGAATATCGCTCGGTCCAGATCATCGATTCGAATCGATCGACCACACTAGCACGACGAAGAAAGCTGTCAAGAGTATAAAGTTCCACCTACAGCCCTCCATATTTCGTGGTGTATTCAATCTGATAAGGAACCGCTGCTCCTTCCGCATAAACTCGAAGTTTATTGGAACCTGGAAACAGGCTGATCCAGTTGGACTGAGGCGACACGCCAAATAGGAATGATGTGTCAATACCAGCCCGTGTTAGGGTTACGTATTTGTTACCGGGAGATGTAGAGATCTTTAGAACGTCTCCCGCGATAAGCGGTGATGCAGCAGAGAACTCAAGAGATCGAAGTGAGTCATCAGCAGGACGATGATAAATCGTAAATTCTGTGACATCCCGGTTGGGGAGAAGACGGAAGATTATTCCAGTCTCCACGGTGCCAGGATAGACATGCGTTGTTTCGGTTGTGCTGGTGGTTGTGTTACCAGTCAACAAGATCGGAGTCGAATCGTAGAAATCCGGATCGAAACAAAGCACCGATATGACGGCTTTTGGCTCTTTAATGAACTTAGGGGAGTCCAAAGACTCTACTGTTCCATATATCTCTACTACTGGTTCTCCCGTCTGGAAGAAGCGGAACTGAAGCCTAGCTTTAGGCATGAAGAACTGATACAGGCGCTTTCGCAAATCCTGTACCGTCCCCACTGCGTAATTCGGCTGATAGCCGAGCGTAAGCATCAGGTTCCGCTTCTCCCGACGAGATGACTGAAATTGCTCTCCGTCCATTTGCGCGAACGCAGACGACACGATGGTGGCCTTTACAGGATCCAGTCCATCGATACTCTCAATGACAAATCCTTCAGAAATGTCTTGCAATGGTAGAGTGAGCAGCAGACCTTGATCGGTCCGAACTTCAACTTTCTCAAGCATTAGTTGGCTGCCCTTTCTTAACTACGGATAGCAAGTTGCTTCCTTGACGATACAGCTCTGCCGGTGATAGATGCTTGGGTGACGTGTTGTTCTGGATGAAATTATAGGTGGGGCCGGAGCCATCACCTGTTCCATCGTCGTTAGAAGTATCCTCGGCAGCTATGCGCTGAGCCGTCGCAATGGACGACGCATATGCATAGCTGTCATCAACCCGGAGGCTAGGAGGAGTCAACATTCCACCGATGAGACCATTAGCCTGTTTGAGGTTTGTCAGGTCAACAATTGGTCGGATGGTCGGGTTCATTGTCATGTCAGTCGCAACGGAGTCACGAATCTTAGACAATGATTTCTCCATAGTCATTAGCATAGTTCCACCGACTTCATTAGTTGCCGAGACAACCTTTGGAATCGCTTTAACCAAACCGTTAGCCATACCCTCAGAAGACCAAGCACCGAGCTTAGTAAACTCCTTTGAAGGGGAGTTAATACCAAGAGCATCCTTGGCTGCCTGAATGGCACGACCGGCCATGTTTGCCGCAGCATTAATGACCCGGCTAGCACCACTGAACAGACCACCCGTCATACCATCGAGGATGGCTGTTGCAAGGCGTCCTCCAGCATCGCGCATACGACCGGCGTTATTATTAATACCGTCAGCCAAACCATTCACGAACGATATGATCAGGTTTGCACCCGCTTGAATAATCCGTGGAAGATTGGCTGCAATACCGTTAATGAACGTCACGATCAGCGTAGTTGCCGATGTGATCAGCTGAGGCATCTGTCGATTGATACCGTCGATGACACCTATGAGGAGCTTCATACCAGATTCAACGAAGAATGGAACGCCCTCCACAACCTTATTCACCAAGCCAACTACCAGGTTCCAAATGGTGTCGATAACCAAAGGAGCATTAGCGTTGATACCATTGAGAATCGCTTGAATAAGCGTAGTCGCAGCTGCAGTGAACTCGATTGCTCCATTGGCAATCACCAACGCGAAGTCGATGAGACCTTGAGCAAACGCAGCCATCATAGCCGGGATTCCAGCAGCGATGGTCGTCATGGCATTTACGATCGCAGGGGCTCCCAAAGTCGCCGCAGCAACCAAAGCAGCAAATCCTGTAGCGAACAGGACAAGACCCTGACCAACCATGAGAACAGCTCCACCGATCATCAGAAGCGCTGCTCCGAAGAGCAGGAAGCCAACTGACGCCGGAATAAGGAGCAATCCACCGACCGCAAGAATCGCCAGAGAAGCACCCAGTACCGCCATTCCTCGACCGATCGCATCCCAAGACATAGTGCCGAGAAGCGCTAGCGCAGGTGCGAGCATCATCATGCCGGCTGCCACTACGAATAGTGCCAAACCGCCAAGAGCCACCAAAGGAATACCCATGATAGCCATCGCCGCAGCGAGAATAGCCAGCCCAGCACCAAGTACAGTCATAGATCGACCGATATCGTCCCAAGACATAGTAGCTATGATCTTGAGAGCTCCGGCCAGGATCGTGATCGCCGCCGCAGCAACGACCATAGCAGCAGCACCAAGTAGTCCATTTACTCCAAGAGCGCCCATGATAGCCATACCGACAGCCATGATACCCATAGCAGCACCGAAAGCAGTAGCGGCTCGTCCGATTTCATCCCAACTCATAGTCGAGAATACTTTCATTGCTCCAGCAAGAATATTCATTGCGACTGCGATGAGAATCATCGATGCCGCCGCAAACACCTTACTGTGAACGAGAGACATAGCCCCGACTATAATCGCGAGAGATCCTGCCAGTACTGTTCCAGCACGAAGCATATCATCCCACGACATGGTTGAGAATATCTTGAGAGCACCAGCGAGGATGAGCATAGCACCAGCAATGAGAACCAGTGCGGGAGCGGTAAAGATAAGTCGACCGGACATTTTCTGAAGAAGCGCCGAAGCACCAATCAGAATTCCAAGACCGACTGCCATAGCTGACATACCACGAGCAAGCTCTTCCCAGTCCATAGTTGCCAGGATCTTAAGCGCCGCAGCGAATATGACCATAGCTCCTGCAAGAAGACCAAGAGAATATGCCAGTACAGGCATTTTGAGGAAGCCCTTAGAGGACGTAAGCTTATCCATTGCGACCATCATAGCGGTCAACTGAGCAAACATGACCGACATAGCTCCGAGAGATATGAAGAGTTTACCAGTATCTACCGTAGAAAGAAGAACCACAGAGGCTACCATAAGACCAATGGCGACTGCGATAAGGGTAAGAGATCCCGCCTTAAGAGTTGCTTGCATCTGGCTAAAGGTATCAGTAACTGCGCCAAAGACACCCTTAATGGTATCCATGAGACCGCTACCCTCACCCTTAGAGAACATACCCTTGATGGTGTCTACGAGTTTCTTAATTCCGAACGCGATGGCGCCGAGAGCACCAACGTTAAGAAGACCGACAAGGACGTTGAAGTCCATGGTCTCAAAGAAACCCTTAACTGCATCCTTGATGTTCTGGAAGGCCTCGCTGATGAATTTACCGATCGGTGCAAGCACCGTTCCGAGCCATTCAAAGACCTTACCGATTGCCTCCCAAGCCTTTCGGAAACCTTCGACACTGACTAGACTTAGCGTCCACTTGCCGAGTTCACGAAGCTTATCAATTGGCCACTGGAGAACATCACCCAATTTAGTAAAGAACTTCTCGAGAGCTGTTCCGTTCTTAATCGAGTCACGAACCTGGACTAGGAAATCTCCGATACTAGCCGTGATACTCAGAATACCGCCAGCACCCTCTGTCGCTGCTCCGAAGAGACGACTGAAGAGACCGATGATCTGCTGAAGAATCATCCAACCAATATCAAGAACCGCAAAGACACCCATGAAGGTGCGCTTAATTTCCTTCATCGTATCGGCGGAAGGCTTCAACGTTGAAGTGAACTTAAGGAATGCGTTGGCGATCATGATGAGATTTGTGACGCTCAGAGGCGGGAATATCTCTTTCCATGCACTCGTGATTGGCATAAGATACATCTGGAACGCATTCCAGATATTAGCCAGCGACTGGATGATCTTATCGCGACCACCAAAGTCAACAAATCCCTGAAGGAGTTTGTTACGAGCATCAGCCTGACGACCGACCATAGCACCGAGTTCGTTGTTGACCGCAGTCCACAAGTCAGTAGCCTGTTTAAAGTCGCCGATCAGAATATCGAACGTCTGAGCCCAGCCAGAGCCAACCGACTCCTGCATTGTTCCAACGAGTTGCGTAAAGGTACGAACCTTCGTCGCTGCGTCGTTAGACATGACTGCCTGCTTAGCCATCGCATCAGCCTGCTGCTCGGAAAGTCCGATAGACAGAGCCATAGCTCGGGCATTCGCATAGTTGTCAGACGCCATAATCTTAAGATATGTCGACAGGACATCGGCGGAGAGCCAGTTCTTCTCGAGCGAACCGTTGAAGTTGGACTGAATATCTTCAGCCGTCGTGGTCTCTTCATTAAGCATACCCATGGCGCCGGCAATCTCAATAAGACCGTTCTGCATGTTCTTGTTACCCATACCCACGTTCTGGAGCGAACGCCAGTCCATAAGACGGATAGTACCTGCAGAAAGAGCCTGAGAAAGCTGATACGCTGCCGAGGCAGCACCTTGAGCGTTAGTTCCTGATGCGGCGGCTTCGTTGGAGAAACCCTTAATCATCGTAGTGGCATCCTCAACGCGGATACCTGCGTTGGTGAAGAGACCAATGTTCTTGGTCATATCACCGAAGTTGTAGATAGTCTTATCGGCATATGTGTTGAGCTGGTCAAGAGCACCAGTCACATCGCCAAGACTTGTTCCGAATCGAGCAGTGTTGGACAGAATTGTCTGAATCGAGCCCATCTTAAGCTCGTACTCACCAAGACCGGCCTTAATTGGATCGATGGTCATTGACTTGGCCATCTGAAGACCAACATCCACTGCCTTGGATGCAATACTAGCCAAAGCAGTGATGCCGACAATGGACATTGCCGAGAACTTACCGGCGATACCTTCGACTCCGTTAGCGATACCCGCGAGAGAGAAGTTCTTACCAGAAGCATCGAGATCGTTAAGACCCTTGGCTACGCCATCGAGATTGAGGGCTCGCTTAAGCTTATCAAGCGCAGAAGTTGTGTCAGAAACACCCTTTTGGAACTGGTCATTGTTGAACTTCATTCCAACAACGCGCTCATCAATTTTGCTCATGCAGTAGTCACCTCCGTCCAAAGATCTTCAATAATCTTGTCAAATATAGGCCGCATAGCGGGGTTGATGTAATCTTGCCCGCGAACGTACCCACCGTTACCAGTACCATGTCCATACTGGATCATGATGGCTACGGGAAAGCCATTTTCGACATCGGAGTTAGTCCAAATAATCTCGAAGGAACTCCTGGAGCGTTTTATCTCATAACCCCAGGAGTTCGCAGCGAGACCGGAGTCAACAGGAGTGGCAGCTGCGAGGGCAGCAACTCCTTCTTGTGCCACGCTTTTAAGAGTGTTAGCGAAGTCAAATCGAGACATCTTCTTCAAGAAACGATCAGTATTCTTAAAGTCACCCTTGTGTTCGAACGTGATCACGTTAACTCCTCTATGATACTCGACGAATCATCAATGAGCCACTCGAAGCGGCTGAACCCAACATCATAGTCGTAGTGCTAGTGTACGGACCCGCGGTAATAAAATCGCCAGCCAAAAGCTCACCTAGATAATATGACTTACTGAAAGTATTGGTACCTGATGCATGATCGTGAGTCCAAATACCCTTCATAGGAGTATTCGATCTGGTCTCGAACGTAACTCGATCGCCATTTAAAGCCAGAGCTTGATAATCACTAACGCCAGCACTACCGCCTCTGAGCAATGAAGCACATTCATAAATACCGGTCAAACCGATAAGGATTCCGTTTGGATCTGACGATGCGTCAATAACCCCGCCACTACCGATACTTCTTGCCCAAGTGACGATGTAAGGTGATACGTACGTTGTCGGACCAGACTTACCAGCCCACTCCGTCGAAGCATTTGCCGCATACCATCCGGAAGTAAAACCAGAGGTGTGCAACCCCGGTACTGTAAGACCAGTAGATCCGTTGATCGTGTAATATGTTTCGAGTCGGTTAGTGGTTGTGTTCCACCACGTTGGCTTAGTGTTAGCCAGCGCGACTCTTTGAGACAAAGTACCGGGGATACCGTAAAGCGAGTCTCGCTCTGCGGTTGTCCCAACACCAAGACTCCCAACTGGAATGGGGGATCCGCCACCAACTACGCCAGTTCCAATGGATATGATGTAGTTTAGAGTGTTGTATGGTTGGAGGTTATTATGGCTTCCGCCGCCACCGGTTGCACCCGTAGAGAAAGCACCACCGACGGTGTCGGCATCTGAAGAAACTCCACCATTAAATGTGAAGTTGCTATCATCCAAACCGGTTCGAGTAGCAATAGAGTGAGTATGACTGGGGAGTTCCGCCGTGGTAAGGAGATGAGTTTTCTCGCCGCCCTTCTTACCAAGATCTATGAACTCAGTTTGGGA